AGAGCTGGTTTATGTTGGGCTCAGTGCTAAGCTGCAGCCGATCGTCAATAGTGTTCATCTCAATAACTCAAGGTCTCAGTGCTATAATCCATTTTCCTCGGGACGTATATCGGGTCCATCAAAATCAGATACCTCAGGGCGTCTACCGGGTCTTTACTAGCACCCTTCTCACCATCTGAGTTTGTCCACGTCCTCAGGCTGTATATCAGGTTCTGGCACTCCCGCGACACATAAAGCTTGGGCTCATTCAGGATGCTGATCTCCCTGCTCATGTCATATGCGAACAGGTTGTTCACCAGAGCACAGCTCTCATCAATATGAGCCATGGCAGATGGAACAAACAATAACCCATTCTTCGTCACCTCTCCGCCAGCTCCCCTGTCAGGGTTGGCCAGCAGGTCAATGAGACTCTGGTTATGCTCCCTCTGTCCAATAACTGCTGTCCGACCTGCTCGGGGGTCAATATACCTCTCGTGTATGCCTCCATCGTTGACCTCAAGCTCTCTGATCAGCTTCTTGTATTGGTCAATGTTCCTCCCACAGTCCGCAGTCTGTGCTGGCCCTTTCTTACCATCAAGCTTCTCACTCGGGACAGCCCACTCCCCGTAGTTTGCCATGTCGGGCCACTCCCTATAAATAAACACCCGCCCGAGGTCGTCCACTTTCGCCCAGAGCATATACCAGTTTCGATCCCCCGGGGTGGGGTCCACAACCATATAATTGGTCCCCTCTCTGGGGATCTGAGAAGGTTCGATAATGTTGCGATCCGTGAACCTCGGGAATTTCCCAACCACAGGGTTGCTGACATAACCATAGGCCCTGATCTCTCTCTCCTCTCTCGTCCTGCCCTGCAGCGTCTGCTGCATTCGATCAAACGGGGAATACGGGTTCCACTCAGAGAAGAACCAAAAGATCTGCCCAGTCCCACTTCTGGTCCTCGCTTTATAAGGCATGTGACCTCGAGGAACCCCAGCCAGTGGACTATCATCGTCCCCGATCAGCTTGGCAGGCTTCGTCTCCTCAATAATAGCCCCCTCCATAGCATCCTTGACGGTGCTTGTATACCCGTCTATCGGCGTGAAGGTCACAACCATTTTCCCCTTCCTGCTGATCAACCTGTATTTGAGGGTCTGTATCCACGCCATAGGAACCAGCTCATCAGCCCAGATCAGGTCAAGCTCTGTCCCCTCCATAGACGACAGCTCCTGAGAGTAGTTCTTAAACCAGCACTGACTACCGTTAGGGGCCACAAAAGTCTTATTACTGAAGCCATTCTTCTGGCTGAAGCCGATGTTAACCACCGCCCTCTGGCCTGTCCTCTGCTCCTTCCATGGCAGTGGCAAATAGTCGTAAACATACGGCTGCTGGACCTGCACCGAGCTGTCATGTGTGCTATGGCAGCACCAGACAGCACTCCTGTGCTTATTGGCCAGTGTGCGGACAACCCTTGAAGCCATATAGCGCGATTTGCCTCCTCGATTTCCACCAAATATGTAGACGATGTCTATGTCAGGGTCCTCCAGCGCATCATCAGCATCCTTCCAGTGTCGGAACAGACCTTTGGTATTATGCCAGTCAGAGCCGTAATTAAATGGATCTGCCTTCTCCCGTCGGATCAGCTCATCCCTCTGCTTGACATACTGCTCCAGAACACCAGCAGAGTCCATAGCCTGAGCCTCCTCACGAGTAGGGATCGGGAACACTGGGTGGGGAGTCCATTTCATATCAATACCTGTCAAGCCTCTGGGGCCTGCCCTTACAATACAACTTCCCGCTGCCCTGCTCCACCCACACAGGGATTCTAAGCCCCCTCTGGAACGGAGCACTGTCAGTCACTCGGACAAGCCCCAAAGAAGTCTCCAGCAGCCTCTGATTCATAGGCCTGCCAGTGACAGTAGCCTCCATAGGCTCCCTGCCAGCCTTCCAGCGGAGTTCAGCCGTGTCCAGACCCGTCCTGCGGATCGCTTTGCGCTTGCGTTTAGTCTTCATTAAGTCGCTGTTTCTTGATAAGACGCACAGTAGGTGTTGAGGCTAAGAAGGATAGGTCCTTTTGTCGATTATTGTGTGAGGGTAGATCCGCAACGGAATCGCTGATTACTCGAGAATCCTGACCCCCTCCCCCCCTGTTTGGCTGTTTTCTTCGCACAATATTTATTATGTTCAGAGATAGGCTTGCCTAACTTTTCTCCTCTATCACCTCAGCATCAACAACTTTCGCTGGCTTGCAGCTTGCAATCAGTTCTCTTAACGCTGAATCCGATAGATTGATCGTCTCGTGTCTAATAGTTGTACTAGGTTTCCCCATCATTGTCTCAACTTTGTCGATCAGGATTCCTACCGTCACGGGCAACTTATCGGGCTTCAGCTCTCCTGACTCTATTGCTGCCCCAAGCTTCTCTAATGCTGCATCCCTCGTCTTTATAAGGTCGCTTAGGAAAGCTTCTTGTGCCTTGGGATCTCTTTCTGCCTGCTTAACAATTTCTGCTGCCAACTGCTGGCTAATCCCGAACACTTCTGTCAGGGTTTCGGGTCCGAAACCCTTCTTAGCTGCCTTTACTACTGATTCATACCGCTCAGGGTCTGTCTTCTTCAGCCCTGACCCTGTATAGCGTTTGATTCCTGAAGCCTCCAGATCAGGATTCCATTTAGTTTTAACACCCATAATAGGTGAAGTTGGATCAAGTTCTGTGTGTACACTTCTGCCAACCTCCCAGCCGAGCGTACACATTTTCAGCCTCTAAGTCAATACATTTGAAATTCTTTGATTGGTATGTATGAGCAGATCGAGATGTCTTGAGGATCTTCTCTGTCAGATCTGCCACCTACCATCCACTCTGTGTGGGGTGTGGTCATGTCTACGCATCCTAGAACGTCTGTCCACTGAACCCACAGCCTACAGTCTATGTCTGGGTGTATGGCAGCGTAAGAGGCGGCATTCCTGAGCTTGTGAACGTCTATGAGGTAGGTTTCGTGAAGTGTTGATGGGATGGTCCTGCACTTGATCTCAACGAGGCCTGTGATCAGTCCCTGTTTGGTGACTGCGTAATCGAATGAGTCACGTGGAGGCAGCTTGATTAGGGCTGCTCCTGTGATCTCCTCGATCCTCATTTTGACGAGTGTCTCTCGATCCCTGTCAGCCTGTGACTCGTAGATTTGTCGCATATTTCAGCATATTGATGATGTTGGTTTTCAGGTGTTGCTGGGTAGAGTCGTTGTCGATGATATAGTCTGGTTTGATGCTGTCTATTGCTGTCTCAGACACGTGGTGGTCGGAGGAGTCATCGAACCCCGGGCGATGGATTTTGACTACGATGCCACCAAGGGAGCGAATCCATTCAGCCTCCAGCGGGAACCTAATATCATCACACACCATGACAGTGGTGAATGGGGAGTATTGTCGCCACGTGTAGTCTGCTCGCTTGACCCAGTAGTCGCTTCCGAATAGCTGCTTCATTGACTCACCATAGGATTGAAGGACTGGCCTGATGATCTCCTTGTTTTTGTCGTCGATTGGAACACCCATGAGTCCCTGTATATCGATCTTGATAGGTGTGGCTAGGGAGATCCTGACCGAGTCTCCCTGCATGAGGTCCAGTATGATGTCTGCAGCAGTAGACTTTCCACTGCGTTTCTTACCTGATAAACCAATGATGGTGTGTGTCATAGGGATGGAGCAACGTCTGTTTCGATTGACTTGTCAATGGGCTCAAACCTACCGCACCACTTAGTCCACTCCAACTCTATTTTTCCTGTCCTGCCGTGGCGATTCTTCCTGACGATGAAATCTACCCGGCTGTCGTTGGACTTATCTGGCTGGTGCAAGAAGCTGACAGTGTCGGAGTCCTGCTCGATTGCCCCAGACTCCCTCAGGTCTGACAAAGCGGGAGCCCGTTCAGAGAGGTCTATGGCTCTGTTCATCTGGGAAAGGGTGATGAAGGGCACACCTGTTTCCATGGCGGCCATCTTCATTGTCCTTGAAATGTCGCTGATTTCGACAACTTTGTTCTGGTTGCGGTAAGATGGTGGAACGATCTGCAGATAATCGACGATGAACAGCTTGACGTTCTTCTCTCGAGCCATCCTGCGTGCCATTGATCTGATTCTGTTTGCGTTGATCTGCACATTGTCCTCGATGGTGACAGGCAGTTTGGCACAGTATCCTGCTCCTGCGACGATCTTGTTGACATCACCTCTACCGGACTCCTTATACCACCCAATGTCCTCGCGAGTGTAGTTGCTGAGAAGCCGAGCCCCGATCTGATCGAACGGCATCTCGAAGGTGAAGTAGACCACGTGCTCCCCACGTGAGGCAGCCTCGAGCATGAGCTGGACAGCAAAGGCCGACTTACCACAGCCCGGTCTTGCTGCGATTGTATTCATAGAACCCGGCTTAAATCCTCTCAGGATCGCGTCTAAGGGGGGTATCCCTGTTTTGCAGCCTGTGTTAGGCAGACCGCTAGGAAACGCAGCCTGAAGGCCATCTATGAAGCCTAGCCAGCCTTCTCGCTGATCAGTCATCCCAGAGCTGGCCTTTGTCACCTCATAGAAGTCGTTCTCGAGATTCTGCATTAGCTCCTTCGCTGGCAGGTCTTCTGAGAAGTTCTCAAGGGCGTTCCAATATCTCTGGAATACGTTCCTCTTGAGTCTGGTCTCCTCGAGGCGCGGGTAATGGTAAGACAACATGCTCGGCGAGTATCCCTCAGAGCACAGTTTGTTGACCAGCATTGCGGCGGATTTAACCTTATCCCGAACGCTGATGTAGTTCACCTCAATGGAATGCTCAGAGAGATCACAAGCAGCCTCCCACAGCTTCCTGTGGTGTATGCCGTGGAAATGATCTGCAGTGACACCGAGATCAACGGCCCTGTCAAACCCTCCCTCAAGAGCCGCACCAAGAACAGCGTCCTCGTCAGCGGAGCTGTGGGGAATCTTCCAGTCACTCATTCCCATAATTGCCTCCTCTCAAAGCCTGACCAACAAGGAAGCCTGCAGTGAGTCCAGCGTAGCCCTTTGAGGCCCTGATACTGTCCTCCATCTCTGGATCAATATCAGTAGTAGTAGTAGTTATTTTCTTTAGTTCTTCATTAGTTATAGTCGCACTGTGCGACACTTTTGTCGCAGAAAACGACAACTTGTCGCTTAAAATAGCACGACTGACCATATCTTGCTGTGTGCTGTCAGGGTTTTTTTCTGTGGAATTGTCGATTTCTGCGACACTTACTTTATCGTTAACGCTTGGTCTGGTCATAGTCTGTCCGTGTTCGGTGAGGAACAGTTTCCTGCCCTCTTTACGTATCCAGCCAGAGTCGATCAGGCAGGTCAATGCCCTGTATGCTGTGGCTCGATGGACACCTATGTTTGTCGCTAATTTAGACACTGACTCCC